TTCTGTATTAGTACCTCCTATGTTAACTATAGACGTAACTGTGTTAGCTGGTACGTTTGCACTTACTCCACCTCCTTTGAGGTATCTTACAGTAAGGTTAGATGTAGGTGCTATACCGTATGCTTTACTATATAGAAAGTTTGATGGGTCATATGCGTGAAAAAGTCTACTAATACCTTGATTTGTAGCATTACCTACGTTTGTAGCATCAGGAAGTATAACAGAATCGTCACTGGTTAGTGTACCTGAACCAAACTGTACCTGTAAGTCTCCGTTTGATAAAAATCTTGATACAAATCTTTTAGGTACTTTTTTAATTGCAAGTACATAAGGGGCTAGGTTCGAATCCGAACTACTATTACTGCTATCTTCATATACCGTATCTTGACCTAAAAAAGGTACCTCATACCATATGTCTCCGTCTGCATCAGTTATATCTAATATACCTACTATGTTTGTATCTGAGATGGTAATTGTTTTAAACTTTTCAACATTGCTTATAGAGAAGGTTTGTGATTTTATCTCTGATGAAAAGGCTTTTACTTTTTTAGATAGTTTATATTGAGAAGGCCTACTGCTTCCATCTAAATCATTTATTATAACTGTTGTAGGATCAAATGAACTAGAATAAGTAAAATCTACAGGCTTGTCTAATATAAACGAAGTCTGTGATATATCAGTTGATTTAAAAACCGAATTTGCATTAATAGAAGCTGCTGTGGACCAGTCTGGGTTAAAATTACCGTCTACTCCTACTAGTTGATCTAGGGTTAGTTCTACTTCTGATACTCCTGTTACTTTTGGTCTATACCCCATTGAGTAAGCAAGGTTAAATAAGTTTTTAGGATCCTTTGCATGTGTAAGAAATGTCTCTTGTAGTTGTGTATCTTGATAAAAAGATAGAACGTCTCCTACATATGATGCCATTTCTATAAACATCATACCAGGTGAACTTACTGAAAAGTCATTATAGGTATCAGGGAAATAGTTTTTCGCGTACTCAATTAGTTGATTTCTAAAGTCTGAGAAATCTTTGTTTATATATTTTATATCTCTAGTTTCTGCCATTATGTTTCAAAGTTTATTAATACTTCGTCTTCTATATTGCTATCTGAAATTGCATATCTTAGAAAAAATACTATAGTGTTAGTGTCGGGATCTGATGCTAAATTTACAGTTGTTGGAATTACTTTAGGAAAATATATTTTTAAATCTTCTTCTACTTGTATTTCTATAGATTTTAATTTTTCTTCAGATATGTTATCAAAAAGCTCTTTTCTTATATTAGATCCAAAACCAGGGTTCAAAAATCTTTCACCTTTATTTGTGAGAAAATAATTTAGTAAATTTGCCTTTAATGCATCTTTTGTTACGTATGTAGGATTAAATACACCGGTACCAGAAAATGGTAAGTCTATACCCACAGCTTTTCTAGGCTGTAGATCTAACGGGTCTATTCTTTTTACGTTGAAAGCCATTTATCTACTTTTGTTTATCTTTTGCGTAAGAAGCATCTAGTACAGATTTTGCTTTCTTAACAAAGTCTAATTTAGAAATATCTATTCCTGGTTGTGCTCCTGTCATTCCCATATTAGTAGCAGCTGATGAGGCAAAGTTAGGTTTTTTAACCATGCTTGAATCTCCAGCTATTACCTGTTGGTAGTCTTCACCAGTCATAGACTGTCTAGTCATCTCTAACATTGACTGTATATTCTTATCTTTTGCAAATTTTATATTTGTCTGTTTAGGTTTTGTGTTAGTTAACATTTCATCTAAACTTGCACTTTTACCTACAGACCATTTTTTTGGTTGGCCTTTTGGCACTGCTTGCATACCATTAGTTGGTGTACTAGCATTTCTTACAGCTTCGTTAAGGATGTCTTGTAACTCTTCCTTGACTGCTGATCTTACTTCTTCTCGTATGATTTTTCTTAATTGATCGAGTTTCATATATATAAATAGTTAAGTTATGGAAGTTGGTTGTCTATTCTAAATTTAAGTTCATCTTTTAGTATTTTATCAGAGCTTGAGAAAGAAAAAGGCCCTTTTAGAACCGTTACGTCTCTTCTGTCTACTGCTATTGCTCTTCTTCTTGGTGCTATAGCTGGTGAGTTAGGATCATTCTCTAGCTTTATGGTATATAGAGTACCTGTATTATTTATATACGCCTCGTCTCCAGTACCTTTATCTTCGTCTAATCCAGTGCCTTCATATACAGTTTTTCTATCCTCTTCACTCAGTCCTTGAAAATCTCTACTATCTCCGCCTCCGTCTCCGTCACCTTGATTTATAGCATTATCAATATCTTGTTCTAATGTAGTAGTGTGTTCTTGTCCATCCTCTAACTTTATCCTATAAGCATTAGCTAAAATCTCTCTGTTAGATAGGTCATTAGGGTCTAGTAATCTAGGATCTACTACTCTAGCTCTTTGATCATGAGGAGCGTCTGGGTTTGTTACACAGTGTTGTACTAGTCTGTCAAGCATTTTCAATCTAGTCAGCATAGGGTCAAATAATCCGTCTGTTGAAGAAAGTATACCATCTATAGATTGTCTATTATCGTCTAATGTTTCAACCATTTTTCTAGTAAAGACTAAAAGGTTTGACTGAGTTTGTATTACTCCTGTAGGTACCGAGACTATAACTCCCCCGTAAGGAGGTGGTATACCTATAGTTGACGGTAATGGCATATGTGATAATATCTCTACTATTAACTTCCCAGCTACTATCGGTTTTTCAAGTTGCTGTGGGATAGTTTTAAATTTTTGTATTTTACCTTCGTAACTGTTAGCTAGATTCTCTATCGCTGCTTTTTGTCTAAGTATTCTATTTAATACTTCTGGAGGAGGACACTGTCTTAAGAGATCATTTAAAATTTCATTCAGCTTGTTATTTGCATAAGTATACACCATAGCTTGTATAGTACCTACTTGTGATGCTACAAATTGAGTTATATTAGTTCTAAAATCTGTTAAGAGAGCGTGTGGCATTATTCTGTAAAAACTTTTCTTGATTTTAATAGAGACTTACCTCCTGGGTTAATTTGGCTTTTTAAGCCATCTACTACGGCTACTAATAAAGCTCCTTCAACGTTTAAATCCGGTATAGGTTTCATGTCTACAGTTTTAGCTTTTGTCATTGCTTTTCCTACTCTTTTAAGCTCTGCTAAAAGTTGGTTCAACCACCCTTCTAAAGAATCTCCTAGAATTACCGGCTGTAGTTCTTCTTTAGCTCTTCCTCCTAAATATACCTTTTCTGCATCTAACCCTACTGATGTAGCAGCATCTATACCTGCTTCTTTTGCTGTAACACTAAAAATGTTTTTAGCTGACATATTGATATCTTCATCTTTGGCATTGAAGAATATTCTACCTGCATTAATTACAGCTTGGGACCCTTTAAACTGATCAGCTCTAACAGGAGCATTTACTAGTGCTTCGTACTTATCTGTTACTTGAGTTAACGGTACCCTGTGGTCTGATGTTAAATAAAAGGAAGAATCATCTTCATTTATATTTTCTATGATCGGTTGATAACCGTTTCCTACATCCTCTTGCCCGTTAGAGAGCACCATTAAAGGTTTACCGTTATTAGACTCATCGGTTAATATCCCTTTTTCAGATTTATAACCTGACATTCTAATAGACTGTCCCTGTCTACCCTCTAAAACTAAATCTCCTGGGAATGGCTGTAGTGGGTTAACATTTGCTAATTCTTCAACGTCGTCACCTAGGTCTAGTGTCTCTTCATCTTTAGACGGTGAACCGTTATGATTAGGATGATTCCATAGACTTACAGTAGTTGTGTAGTACTGCTTGCTGTTAATTCTTCTAGTTTCTCCTTCTCGTATCTCTTGTCCAGGAGAGGTCTGTATATTGACTATTTCATTTATTAACGGGTACACCCTCATATTACTAGTGAGAGGAAATGCTGCGGGTAGTTCTTCTGTAGATTCGTATTTATAGTTTCTACCTACTACTTCGTATTTAATTACCCCTATTGCATTAGCACCACCGTATTTTTCAGCCTCACTATGTTCGGTAGCTAATATAATGTCCTTTACCCTTACAGGTACAAAGGTCTTATTATCATTACTACTTCTACTTAATGAGGGACTGTTACCAAAGGTTGGGTTTCTTTTCCCGTTACTCATCCGATTCTTCTTCTTTGTCTTCTACTTTTTCAACTTCTTCTATAGTCTCTTCAGATTCTTCTAATAAGTCTTGAAGTTCTGAGAAGTCAAACATATCACTGCCTTCTCCTTTTGCTTGTGCTGTTTCTATACGTTGAATTACTGTCGCTAATTTAATTAAAGCTTCATCATTCTTTACACCTATCTCCATATACTCTTTAATCATAGGTACAATAAGAGTTGCATCTCCAATGTTTTCTATTAGAGGTTTTAATTCACCTATAAGGGCTTTTACTTGCCCTCTTGTGTTAGTAGAATTGTCGTGTATTTCACTAAAAAGATCGGATAGGGTCTTTCCGTTAAATATTTCTTTATCTAAACTCATAATATATTATTTATTATAAATAGATTTAGATACTGTTCTGTGAGAGTAATCCTTGATCGTATAGTTTTTGGTAGTTCTCTCTAAAGTCTTCCTTAAGAATTGTTATAACTTTAGTAAGTTGAGGTGTCTCACAATCAGTCATTTCTCTTATATAGATGTAGAGGGCTTTCTTTTTAAAGATATCTAGGTCGTGTCTAGTTCTAAATACAGTAAGAACAGCATCTGCTATACGTATATCTGAGTCTTTTATAAACATTTCCTCTATTTTCATATAGATTGAGTCTATCCAAGCGTTCATGAAGTTATTTAAAGTTTTTGCAGATGGAGATTCAAGATCTATATTCTGATCGTAGCTTTCTTCTATTTCATCGAAGGATCCTATCTGTTTTAACTTCTTATAATTTTTATTGTTGTAGTTGATTAACCACCTTTTTACTATAGTACCGAAGTAAGAGTATGCTTTTGCGCCGTTAGTAGCATCAAACTTCATAATCTTCTCTTCATATAGCATAGATACTATTTCATGCTTTAAATCCTCTATTTTATCTACATCTGTGTAGTAGAACTTAAAAGTATGTATAATATTCTCTGCTAACTTGTAAAATGGGTAATAAATGTGGTCTGTGAAGATCTTTTGTTTATACTCGTGATCCTCCGAGGTGTTGAACTTAACTATATATTCTTCTGTTTCTGAGGTAAAATAATTAGCTTTCGATTTTTTCCTTGCCATAGTTCTCCGGGAGCATATATTTATCTAGCTCGTCCTGTACGTATTTCATTTGGTTAAAAAATTCACCAACTTCGTCGTCGCTTTGAAAGACCCCCTTTTCATCTAACTTCTGTAAGTGCTGTTTGCCCTGCCCGATTGCGTTTGAGATATTTTGAAGGTAATTTACCTGATCTTGGGTAACATCTTCGTATTTCTCAACTTTTATTAGTAGGTTTCTTAAAATATAGAACATAATTACCAAAATGGCAACTAAAACCCCAATTATTATGTTAGTTACTGTAAAATATTGCATATTTAAAGATTTTTTAATGTTTTTGCAAGACTTTCTGAAGAGTTTACTGTTCTCCCCGTACTGCTCTTAGTTTTATTCGTTTTTGGCATAGTACTCCCACCTTCTCTCTTCCACATATCGTATTCTACCTTAGAGGCAAGGAAGTCGGCAGCGTGTAGTACTGATACTATCGATGTTTTTTGCCTAGATGACTCGACATTACTGAAAAAGTACGCTTCATTAGCCTTATCAAACACTCCATCATGTAATCTGATGCCTAACCACTCCTTTTGGTTAACCTCAATACCGAACCTCTGTAATATAAACAGTGAACGGTCTGGAATTAACATAAACTGTAAGTCTGGGTTGTAAGTATACATCTCTGATAGCTTATCTTGACGCCATTTATCAGTCTGAGGTATATAGTTAGGTGAATCCCCATCACCTATCTTACCTAAATCGTGAAAAAGAGCAGCAAACACTAACTCTTCCTCTGTATAGTCCACTGTTCCACCCATTTCTTGGTATAACCTGGATTGTTTTACTGCATACTCCACTACTCTATTGACATGATCAACATAACCACCTGCAAATGCATTATGGTACCAAGATCTACCACTAGCTGGAGCCATTACGTAGTCGTCTTCAAGGTGTTTTAACATACCTATGACCTTTTCTTTACGATCTCCAATGTAGGTTTCTACTATTTTAAGATGTTTTTGGTAATTTTTGGATATAACCTCTGCCGTTAATGCCATATTAGATTAATTTTATTTATTATTTATATATATTTATATACTTATATATTATTACTATTATTTATTATCATATATCTTATATATTTTATAATATAAATTAAGATAATGATTTTTTTTCAAAGAATCAACTATTTCACAATAAATTTTTCGGAAAAGTTCTTAATTTTAGAATTAGAACCTGCATCCCAAAAGACTTCCATGTGAATAGTTACTGTATCTCCTATCATTTCCGGTGGAAACGGTCCAACTACACGTTTAGATTTTAAATTATTACCTGAATTCGAAAAATATACACTGGATTCCTGTACCACATCTACGAGTAAGCCGGAACTTTCCAACATCCAAGTAGCATTACTGTGTAATTCCGCCGATACTACACCTATTCCGTTGTAATAGTATTCCGGATTAACCTTAGACGCTATGAGATCTATGGAAAAATACGGTAAATACTCTCTATCCCAATCTAACTCTACGCTAAAATACCCATTTTCTCCTTTTTCTACGGGAAATACCATTTGTGCATCACATCCACCCGGGCAAGTATCGGGGGAGAGAGGGGCTTTGGTGCAGGCGTGTGTAAAAATAATTAATAAAAGCACGACCGCCGCGCGAAACGCGCGCAAGTTGCCAAGCGAATTATTCTTCATCATTAGTCATTTTATAAGGTTCACCTATTCTCTCTACAACGGCTTTAGCTTCTTCGACAGTAACGTTAAAGAACTCTTTATTATTGTTTACTCTAAAACCATTATCTTGTAAATACTTATGTACTTGTTTCTCTACATCGTGTGCATTGAAGCATGGGAAAGCCCACTCTACAACGAAGTCTAAAGCGACACCCGTACCGGAGTTTATTTGCTTTACTCTATCAGAAGGCTTATTCTTAGTAAAACCAATCTTACATATACCGGCCATAAGAGGGTTAGTAAGTACATATACCCATTGACTGCCTACAACACCT